CCACTTATATAAGTAGCAGGTTGAACAGATGTATTACCGTGGCTCGTACTACTGTAATCGTGATGTTGTCCTTGTAACGCTGCGGCTACAGGTACTAACTTATCATCTACATATATACTGTAAGCTTTTTCATAGTCTCCTAACTTAACAACAATTAAAGCTTCATCAGCAGGTGGTGTAGACTTTTGTTCAGCAGCTTCACTTCGTTGTATGAATCTATTCTTATTAACAAGGAACGTATAGTCAGCTACTGTTAACGCTCGTAAGTCGGCTAACGGATTAGCTACACCACCTAACGATGCTTGTCCTCCTAAACTCAGATAACTATTAGCTATAGAAGTTACAGCTACTGATACCTTTGTACCGTCTGCTGTATTAATAACACCTATACCACCTAACGATACAGCTACACAATACTTATTCTGTTCAGATCGTTTAACGAAGTGTGTGAATAACTTATCAGAGTCAGTACTATCTGTATTTAACTTCTTTGTATATTCAGTAGGAGGTCGTTTAACCAAGCCTTCCACAACTGTAGCCCAAGCGTTAATCTGTTCGTCGCACTGACCGGGAAACCGTAAGTTGTCAGGCTGTTGTGATACGCCCTGTGCGAGATTCGGTACACTGTTTACTAACAGAGGCATATATCTACTATCTATCTAAAACTCTAAGTACGCTGTAGTGGTCAAATATTGTACGATCAGCATTCTCTGAGTCGCTGTCTATCGCACGTGCTTTAGCTTCTATCTCATCTCTTAAAGCAAAGCCTTCTATCTCTCTACTACCTAAGAATCTATTAGCAAAGATACGAGCTGCTTTAACTGTTATGTAATGACGGAATTGTTCGGGTATATCCGTGAAGTCTAAATCAAAAGTAATAGAGGCTTTCACCTCTTTCGTCCATACATCCGTGTGATTCTTTCTGTCGTATAACAAAAGTCCACGTTGTACTGGATCGCTGTCTGTATAAATTTCTGGGTCTAAGTCTACTCTTAGCGTGTTGCTTGGTAGGTTAATCTTAGATGTTGAAGCATCGGGAGTAAGTGGATACTCGTGCTCTGTATTAAAATGCCAACCCTCTGACTGTATAGCTTTACTAGTCTCGTCGAGTACGGCTTCGGCTTGGACGACTGATACGGGTACTGCTGTACCTCCTAACGTATTAACAGGAGCTTCCCCGATAACACTGATCATTGTATTTACTGCGTTTAGTTTAGTCGTCAGAGCCATGATAAGTTATAAGTATAAAAAATACTCAGTGAGGGGAGCGGAACGAATCCAGACCTCCCCAACACCGAGAGAAGAGTTACGCTACAAGTTCGATAGCACACTCAGGACGGAGAACTCCGTGACCCATTGCGTACTTAGCAACGAACAATGTACCTTGACGCTCAATCTGATATTCAGACTCAGTAGCCAAGTCGAGCAACTTAACGGTTCCTACAGCAGCAGAGTGAGAAATGATTCCCAAGCTGTTACGGAAGTCTCCGTTGTATCCTACTCCACCAGTTTTGAAAACGTCATTAGCAGACGATCCGTCTCCAGTAGAAACAGCTGATAAGTCAGTTGATGGAATGTGGTTGGACTTGTAGATGCTGATACCAGCGATCTGAGGAATAGAACCAGAAGCTAAACTTCCTTGGCCTCCGATGTCAGAGTTAACAGCAGAAACAAGGCTGAAGCTATTCGAGCTGTCTGCACCTGTTACTAATTTGTAATACTCTTGTGGGCGAAGAACGCAGAAACGACCGTCACTAGGAACGTCATTCTCGTCAAGCTTCTGAGCAGCAGTAAAGAAAGCAGCTACGAGGTCAGCACCGGTAGTAGCAGCAACAGTACCTGGAGTGTCAGGAGCTGAGAAGTCGTTGTTAGCTACGTCAAGTTGTCCGCCTGTTTTATTAACTTGAACTGGAAGATTAGCAGTATCGCGAGCAGCAGCTATGAACACTTTAGCAAGAGCGGTATCGAAACGGACGGCAAGAGCTTTACCCAACTCGTTAGCGTAGACGCTGCGGATGTCGTAGTGGTTCTTTACGTCGTCGATGTTAGACAAGAATGTAGAAGCAACAAGCATCTTATCGATGGTGATGATCTTTTCAGTCTTAGCAATATCGCTCAAGTAACTGTTACCTCCGTCAGCAATGTTCTCGCCTGGGGTGTGGTAGTTAGCTGAAGCAATGCCAGTTACAGGGAACTGTGCAGACTTACCGCTTTCGATGGTTCTGATTGTGTGTAGTGGTTTGAATACGTTAGACTCGTCAAAGGTTTGCAGGATTTCTCCGCTAAACTTTTTAAGAAACAACTCATTGTTGTCGGAATTACCTTCAACTAAACCTACACGACTGGGGGATATTAATCCTTCGTTTGCCATAATATATGATCTCCTATGTTAATGTGTGTGAATGTATGTGTTATATGATTACCGTTTGACTTTCACTTCTTTCGTCTTCACAGGATTGTCCGCCGCAGCGGGTCGAGGGACTAGTTGTTGCTAGTTGTCGATTAAATTTATCTATTAGTAAACAGGAAAAATGCTTGACTGTCAACCTCTTCGACCACTTGGACCAAAGTAAAAACCTAAGATACAAGGCAATATTACCGTGCATCCCATAAGGCTGATGTGTCCAGAAGATATACTGATCGGTGTTTGGTGGGCTTGGAAACTGATGAGTCCAAAGAAGAACTCGTTGACACCTTCTCCGTCTGCGTTTGTAAAGGTAACGATTTCTGCTTGGGGATAGAGGGTGCAAAGGATGATACAGCTACAGAGCGTAGACACCCCGATAACAGCAAGAATACGACGAGTAAAAGAAACAAACTCACCAGTACCTCCTTTAGCGATTTCAGCTTGTAGTCGAAGGAAATTATCAGACGAACGAGCCTCTCTCGCCATTTCAAGATCATGCTTGTTCTGTTTGGCTTCAAAGACATATCCGAACACGCCTTTAAGAATCGCCCCCATAGCAGTGCTACCACCGCCCGTGATAAATAACATAAGTAACTCACCCATCTCACTTTAAGTCTCCGTATCGTAAGTTCTCAAGTAGTTCTTCATGTTTGCCTACTTGCTTCTCCATGAACATTAAACGCATATCTTGAGTAGCGTCTGCAGGTAATGCTCCAAGCTCGCCTCTAGGCCACTTCACTCGGAACTCCGCATTAAGTTCTACGTCGTGTTTAATACGCATGATCTCTAGGTCTAACGTATTAAGCTTGTTCCACAGGACGCTATAACCCCACACAGCTGTACCTACTATACCTATTACTTTAGCAACAAATGCAAGGTTAGCTTTAACCTGTGTGTTCTCGTTTAACTCTTTCATTACAGTCATCATAACGAAAAACCCCTAGCGTCAGCAAACCAATAACCAACGCTAGGGGAACTCTACCTATATATGAATGAACAACTAAATACTACTTACTTGCAAACGTCTGTCAATCTCTTCGTGATAAGCTTTATCACCGCTCTTATACCGTGGGTCTGATTGAGCACGTGCAAGCTCTTGCATAGAACGAAAAGGCATAGTAGATGCACCATTGACTCCTCCTTGTGTAAGCTTCGGCTTTGCTCCTACCTCATTTTGATAGCGAGCGTAAAGACCTTGGACTGCTAACTTAGCTTGCGAAACTGTACCACCCGTAACGGCCTCGTCAAAAGCTTCAACTTCTTCCTGTGGTAAATTCTCGTTCGCCCACTCAGCCATCGCTTCGTAGTTCCCTTGTGCCACGCTTTTGATTTGTCCTTCTTCAGATTGTTGTAAAGCTTGTTGACCAGCGGCGTAGCTATCTACTAAGTCTCTAGGTAGTCCAGCTTTCTCTAAAGTGTTATAAGTTTCCTCACTAAGTTTGCCGTCGTTTTCAAAGAACTCTTTACTTGCCTCCGCAACCGCTTGGTATGCTTCACTAGTATTCTCTTCAGTTTGTTCTTCTTGGTCCTTAGCTTTCTCTTCAACTTGTTCAGACTCTTCCGTACCTTCTTCAGGACTTTGTCCAAGTTTCTTTTCCAATTCGGAGTACGCTTTCGACATATCCTCTGGACTCTTGAACTTTTCGGGGAGCCATTCCGGGCGGTCGCTTTGCTCTTGCGGTAGTTCCTCGCTCTCGGTTTTGGTTTCTTCTTCGGGGGGTTCGATTTCGCTTGGTGCTTTCTCATTAATCTCTACTCGGTGTAATTCAGCCATTGTTTGTTATTCCTCTTGAGGTGGTTCTTGTTGTTGGGTTGCCATGTACTGCTCTTGTGCAGCATTGATAGCAGGTGCTACAGCAGGTCCGCCCAACTTCATCATCATCTCTTGTTGTTGAGCTTGCTGCATAGCTTGTTGAATTTCTTCTTCCGTCTTGATTAGTCCTTCAGTCTCTATACCTAGAGCAGTAGCACGACGTTTAAAGTAATCACTAACGTTTAAGTATTGAGTAACAGCTTGTGGTCCTACTACTTGGTTAGCTCCAGCCAGGAACATATCTAATCTATTAAGATCATTACCACGACCTAGAGCTTCAACACCTGTAACAATAGTAGGCTTAACAATATCTTTAGGTATCTTAGGTAGACGTTTGTCCTTAGACATTCTGTCCATCAATCTAGTAACGATGGGTAGCTGTAGCTCCTGTGATAACAAAGAGTAAAGACCACCTAATGCAGCTTCTAACTCTTGACTGAGCATACGTATCTCTTCAGCTGTTACTCGTTCTGCATCTCTAACTACTCCTGATGTAAGTAAGAAAGCTTGGCTAAGTCTATCTGTTATACCAGCCATAGTAGCTTGAGCAGTACGGAAGTCATTGAACTTATTAAGTTGTAACACCGATACATCTGCTTCACTACCTTGTACGATTGCTCCGTTAGGTGCTTCTGCTAAGGTTCTTGATCTTGTTGTACCGTTCGGGTTGACCATGAACAATACTTTAGCAGCCGCTGCACTACCTTCAACGATAGCTTTTGTAAGTGCTTCCAACGACTTGAGGTCTCCGATGTACTCTTCAACAAAGCCTCTGCCGTAGTCCTCTCCATCAATCTGGGTGTAACGTAACGGGAGCCACGGGGACTTATCGATTGGATACTTACCCACACTTTCTTCGATGAGGATACCTTTGACATCTTGATAAACGTTGAAGTGATCTCCTTCTCGTACTACCGCTGTATATAGATCACAAGTGTTTTCCTTTTCCTGTCTGTATACTTCTTCACGAACACTCTCAGGGAGCATCATAGGAGCTACAGTTTCTTTAATAGCTATGTGTGTAACGTTACCCATTGGATCACGCTTGATGACATAACGATCAAGTTTAAAGACACGCATACCACCTTCGTCAGGTAGATACAATAAAGAGTTACCAGTAACAAGTAAGTTCTTGAGTGCTTGGAAGATACCGTTCCTAAAGTTCTGTACTTCTACTTCCTGTGATACACTACGCTCTACATCAGCTAATGCTTTCTCTAAGTCAGTACGTAGTTGTTCAGCTCCTTCTACTCCTAGGTCTTCCTTAGCTTTATCCAACTCATACTTATCTATAACAAGTCGGAAGAAGGGAGCGTTAGGTGGAAGTAATGCCAGTAATAACTTACTGCTTAGATTTAATACACCTCTAGCTCCTATACCTTGGTACGGTGTGTAGTACTTACTAGCGTGACTGTGACCGTCAGGTGGTAAGACATAAGGAAGTGTAAGCTCAGAAGAAGTACGACCTCGATCTAAGAAAGAGTGACGTTGGTTCTCTAAGCTATGGTATAGCCCTTGTGCTGTTTCCTGCATACTTAGAAAGGTTCGTCGCTCGTCCACTCAGGCTCACTCAAGATCGTAAGTATCTCTTCGTGTGTGTACTCCGTCTTGCCGAGCAGAAAGAATGGTTGTGTGCCTTCGTACTTAATAAATGTTTTAGTGCCGTCTAGCGAATATCGAAGTTTATCTTCGTCTGCTTGAAGTACTTGGTCGAAGTCAACCGAGCTAACTTCGGAGGAATGTATTATGCAGTATGTTCTCATATCTATTTATACTACTGAGTTTGTATATGTAGGACTACCACCTCCGACAGTAAGGTCGTAATTTGTACTTCCTGTA